TTTAGTATTTTTTTTTTTTTTTTTTAAAGTTTTTTTAATTATTTCTTTTACCGTTTCGTTAACGTAAGAAACTTGTTCACCTTCATATTCTCTAATATGTTTTAAGATTAGGTCTCTCACATAAGCTGATGATGTCATTAATTTACCACTAACTAGTGAATAATTTAAAATGATGTTTTTTAGTTTATGATGATCTGGACCTGAAAGTAGAACTTGTAATTTTTCATCTTTGTTCTGTTTCATGATTAAATCATAATTTTTATTTTATATATCTCATAACATATTAAAATATTATATTGTTACATGATTATTGTAATATAAAAATACTGATCAAATAGATGACCATAGAGACATCATTATTTTTTTACCATTTTAATCCTTAAATATCTTTTTTCTTGATTTAGTGTTTACTCGTAGATACCTTAGATGTATCACGTTAAGTCATTATATATTATAACTTAAATTTCAACTTTTTTTGCAGGAATACCTATGTAAGTTCCTTCTTCTGTAATGTCTTTCGTTACAACTGCACCTGCACCTATAACAACATTATCACATATATTTATGTTTGGAAGTATTGTAGAGTTTGTTCCTATTCTGCATGAATTACCAATTGTTACATTACCTAATAGCTTTGCTCCTGGCATAATTTCATTATAATCTCCTATCGTAGTATCATGAAATATTCCTGAATAACAATTGATTAAATTACAATATCCAATTTTAGCTTCTGCTTCGATTAATGAATAATCAAGGAATATATTACCTTTTCCTAATTCTGCAATTTGAGATAATGAAGATTTTTCAGATATTAGATTTGAAGTTTTACCTCCTAGAGAAGTTAATAATTCTGAAAAGTGTTTTCTCCACTTAGGATTGCCTATACAAATAGAAAATTGAAATGGTGTATTTCCAATTTTATTTTTAAGAGTTTCCATATCATTTATAACTTGATGATAATGAAACCAATTAGAAGCATTTTCTGTATCGTCATAAAAAACGACCATTGGATTTTTCTTGAATAGCGGAAGTGCTTGTTTTGCTAATCCTTCTGCTCCTATTACAATATGCATATTATTTTATTTTTTTCTTTAATTCTAATAAATCAGATTCATACATTTTAGTTGGTTCTAATTCTTTGATTATTTTCGATTCTTTTTCATTGATCGATATTTGCATTAATAGATCGTCATACCTTTCTTTTGTTAATGAATATATTGGCATATTTAAAAGGTAGTTATATGAATCGTCGATCTTATCGAATTTATTATCTTCTAAGTAAATTATAATAGATTTCTTAGGTGCATTGTTTACTGTAAGCTTACCATCAATAATATCTTTTATAAACCTTGCTTTATTTGAAAGTGTTAGATGTTGTTTTGCTAATTCACTTAACTGATATTCCTTTCTTTTAGAATAAAATGTTAATCTGAATTTTACAAAATAACTAATTAATTCTGTGATGTTTTTAAAGATGATTAATTTTCCTCTTTCATCAAGACATGTTAAATTTTCGGTTTCGGACATTTCCAATTTAAACATCTTTTCAATATAACCTTTACGAATCTTTTCGGCAAGAACTGCTCTTTGAAATTTTATTGTATAATTAATTTCTTCATTTTTACAATTATCATCATAATATTGAATATGTCCTCCTTCTTGTAAATTATTTAAAAGTACTTCGAATTTTTGATATGTCATCGAAGGTGGAAGTTCTGTTATCTTAACGGTAGTTGTATTTAATATTTCCAAAGAACCGTTTATCTTATAACCATTTTCCTTTTCTTCTGATATCGTTACTTCACCATTAAATCCTTTCCACCAAGGGAGAGGTTCTTTAAACCTTTTTCCTTGTAGTGATTTTAAACAAGTATCAATTAAATCTATAGGATTTCTATTTAGAATATTTGTAGCAAATCCTACAGCAATACCTGATGATCCATTTAGAAGAACCGTTGGAATAACAGGTAAGAAATAACTTGGTTCTATTTCACTTCCTTCTTCTTCTCTTGTTTCTAATAATTCAAAATCTTTATATATGTTTCTGAAATTACTATTTAATCGAGTAGAAATATATCTAGCAGCACCTGGATCAGGTGATCTTAAAGATCCAAATTGACCGATACCATCAAGCAAAGGAAGAGAATTCTTAAATGTTTGTGCCATACCTATGATAGCGGAATTAAGAGATGTATCACCATGATGATAATGTGCATCGGCTGCAATTCTTCCAGCAAATTGAAAAACTTTAGAAGGTTTATCGTTAGATCCTTTCCATAATCTATTTCCTACATAAATAATTTTTCTTTGAGTTGGTTTAAATCCATCGATAACAGAAGGTATTGCTCGATTCTCGATAGTATACATTCCATATGCAGCATAATCATTATCGAGGTATTCTGTAATAGTCCTTTCGATTATTGGATCTTTTGTCTTGTTCATATTTTAATATTTAAGTAATCTCGTTTTTCTTTTATTTGAATCTTTACCAAACCATGCATTAAGAGATTCTTTAGCTAGTTTATCAGCTGTTATCCTTATAAGTTTTGGTTCTTTAATAATGATTTCGTATTCTTCAGATTCTAATGCAGCAAGACCTTTTTTGTATTCAGTTTGCCATCCTTTAGGATCATTATTTTTCCATTTATCGAATTCATCTTTTGTATAAAATGACTTAACTTGTTTTGCTTTTTTAGCAACAACAATAGGTGTAAGTACTCGATATATTTTACCTTGATCATATAATTCAGGCCAGTATTTACCGAAGAAGTTTATTAATAAAGCTGCAATAGCATCACCATCAGGATCAGCATCGGTATAAATTAATATTTTTCCATATCTTAAGTTTTCTGGTTCTTCACCTAATCTAAGACCTATTGAACCCATTAGATTAATTACTTCTGAATTTTTAATTACATCAGTGTTTTTCATTTCTGATACATTTAAAAATTTTCCTTTAAGTGGAAATGCACCAAAAGTTTGTGGGTCTCTAAATTGCCTTACAGCTGATTTAGCCGAATCACCTTCAAATATACCCAATGTACATTTTTCTCTATCACCTCGAGATTTAGCATCGATAAGTTTTAATATCTTAGAGGTTGATAGGTTCTTATTAAGTTTCCTTAGCAATGATCTTTCTTCAGCTAATTTTTTTCGTTCAATCCAATCAAGTATTGAAGCAACTATTTCTGATTTAAAAAGTTTTGTAATAATTTTATCAGAAACAATATGTGTAGATCCGAAAGCTTTTGATTCAGTTATTAGCTTTTCTTTTGTTTGGGAAGAAAATGCAGGATTAATAACCGTACAATTTATAAATAAAGATATGTGATTTTTTATATCTGATGGTTTTATATCGACTTTATGTTTTTTGAATATTAACTGTCTAAGCTTATCAACGGTTTGTCCTATTATAAAGTTAACATGAGTTCCACCATCTTTTGTTTCGATAGAATTAACGAATGAAATTGTTTTAAATCCCGAATCCGATGGTGCAAAAGATATTTCCCAATCTTCAGATCTTTCATACATAGTTTCTTCTTCTGTATATAAATCTGCATATTGTTTGAATGACTTAAAATTTATTTTTTCTTTATTGAATTGTATTCGTAAGTTAGTATTACATGCAGCTATATCGATAAGTCTTTTCCTTATCATTTGTATGTGAGTTTCGTCCCATCCAAGCATACCGAATTTAGCAAAATCAGGAATATAACTTATTGTTGTGTATTTTTTATCTGAAGGTGTAATTTTGGGATTGGATCTTTTTCCCATGTTATTTTCAAAAACTTGAACAAATTGATTTTTACCATCTGCAGTTTTTATTGTAAATTTCTTAGAGAATATATTAGATAATGTTGAACCAACACCATTTGTTCCTGCTACTGTTCTTGATTGTGTATCATCAAAATTAGAACCTGCACGAAGATTTGAAAATATCATTTCAGGGATCCATTGCTTTTGTTTCTGATGTATTATAACAGGAATTCCACCATTGTCTTGTATACTTAATTCATTTGTTCGGTCGTTTAATTTAACGATAATTTGATTTAAGTTTTTATTTCTTTTCGATTCATCGACGGAATTCGATACAATTTCATCGAACAGTTTTAAAAATCCAGGATTATATTCTACTTCAGTCTTTTCGAATTTTTCATTGAGAAAGTATTCTTCGCTTTTATGTGGTTTCGTAGAACCTATATACATTCCTGGTCTTTTCAGGACATGTTGGATTTCGTCTAATAGTTCGTATTTTTTACTAATTTCTTCTGCTTTCATCTACTAGATTTATGATTATATTTATTTTATGATGATGAGTAAAAAAGTATCATTAGCATACTTGAGTCATCCCTTGACCATTTGTTTGGATAAACAATTCGATTTTCGAAACTAATGATTTTAGTTTTTTATATGTGGAGAAATCAATACCTGAAGATTTTACAAGGTAAAGTAATTCGTTATATAAATATCCATCGTATAAACCATAAAGCATGTTTGTTATTGTAGATCTATTGTCTATATCTGAATCATCGATTGTTCTGATTAATTCTCGGTTTGTTTCTAACATAGAAGAGTTATAACATTCGTGACGATTGAAATTTTGATAAGATTTTTGCATAGTGTTTATTTTAAGTTATTTAATTATAGTATAAATATAATCAATTTTCTTTAATAAAAACAATGAATCAGTAAAAAGTTATTAACAATTTTTCTTTTTTCTCGAAAATAAAAACCTAATGGCAATATAAGTTACCATAAATGGATATAATACAGACATTACAAATAGTGATGTAAAGTTACCTAGAATTTTCATAATTTACGTTTTTTATTTAGTCTTCTCTATTAACAACAGAACTAATAATATCAGATATGATTTTAATGTCTTCGTCTGTTACTCTGTCGTGTGATGGTAAGCAAAGTATTCTTTTTGAAATATCTTCACTGATAGGACATGATTGTTTATGACCCCATTTTAATTCATTTAATGATGGATAAAAATACCTCCTAGCCATGATTAAATTTTCCTTTAATAATTCATTAACTTCTAGAAGAATTTTTTCAGATTCTAGAATTACAGGGAAATAAGAATAATTGTATGAATCCGGTTTAAATTTCTGTAATCTAATTCGACCGTCTTTTATTAAATGAGATAATGAATCGAAATATAATTTATATAAGGATCTTCTATGATTAATTGAATCATCTACTATTTCTAAATTTGTTAAACCTATACAAGCTGTAACTTCATGGATTTTAGCATTTGTTCCAATCCTAACAATTTCTTTATTTGAATTAAGTCCACAATTTCTAATATTGTAAACTCTTTCCATAAGTTTTTTATCTGTGGATATAACAGAACCACCTTCACCCATGTTATAAACTTTCGTAGCATGATATGAATGAATTGAAACATCTCCATATAATGAAACATCTTTTCCTTTATAATTTACACCTACAGCATGAGCTGCATCATATATAATTTTAAGATCGTTTCTATTTGCTATTTTTTGTATTTTTTCAATTTCACAGGGATTAGAAAATACATGAACTGCTAATATTGCTACAGTTTCTTCGTCAATTGCTTCTTCAATTTTCGATGCATCTATATTTAATGTGTATGGATTAATATCTACAAATCTAGGTTTAAATCCTTCCCATAATATTGAAGATGTTGATGACATCCAAGTAAATGGTGTTGTAATAATATTTCCTCCTTTAGGGAGATTAAGTGCTCTTATAGCAGATTGTAATGCAACTGTACCATTAACAACAATTGCTATATTAGGTATATTATATTTTGTTCTGAATTTATCTTCAAGTTCTAAAACTTTAGGACCGCCATTTGACATCCATCTTGAATCCCATACATCAGAAATATTTTTTAAAAATCCTGAAGTATCATCATTCATAGAAGGTTCAGAAACTAATAGTCTGAAACCTGTTACTGGTTTTGGATTAATTTTTCCCATATTATTCGAAAAAGAAGATTTGAAATAGTCTACTAGAAGGAATATCCCATCCAAAATAATCATTTCCTGAGTGAATTAAACCTCCATCAAAAAGAACTAATCTATTAAATACATTTCCTACAGTATCAATTCTTTCATAAGGTGTTGGATCTACAAATGTATTTTGATTAAACACTTTTTCACCTTGGCCACCTTCCCAGTCAATTTGAGAGTTGTGAAAGATCTTTTCTTTTTTATGCTGATAGAAACTCGTTCCACTTTGTACTGGTGCATTAGGTGTCAAATAAAGAACTCCTGCCCATCTCTGCGAATCACAATGAAATACTTGTGGAGTTCCTCCTTTACAACTTTGAAACCTTCCATTGATTCCTTGATCTTTCCATCCAAAGCCATTATCAGTATGATCTGATATTTTATAGTTTAAAGCTTCTTCAAACTTCTCTTTCACTCCATCAAAAAGAAATTGTTTTCTAGTTCTACACCCAACAGCACCTTCACCATCAAAATACATTTGTTGTAAAGCAAATTCTCTTACTGCTTCAGGGTCTTCATAGAAATTATCAATAACAATAAATCTTCTATCTTCTGAATTTTTTATGGAGAATTTATTAGATGTTACAATACCATGTTCTTCTTCTGGTTTTGTATCGGTATAATATTCCTTTTTATTCTTCATATTCTAATCTGTTTTTTATTTATATGTAATTATACGTGTTGAGATTCAAGGAGTCTATACTAAAAAAGTCTAGACTGATGCCTAGACTTCCTTAATTTAATAAGTATTAATAAATGATTAAAAGAATTAAACGATGTTTTCTTCCCACCAATCTGTACGGAATGCAACATCCATATCAACTTTATCACCACCACCATAATCAAGTGCTAGTTCAGGCATATCACCTTTTGGTTGACAATCGTGGAATGTTCTTTGCCAGAAAATATCACCTTTACGGTTATAGTTTGTAACGATTAATGTTCCAATATAGTCCTTTTTAAGTCCTTGCTCACCTGTAAGTGGGTTATAAACTAATCTGAACCAATCTCTAATTGTTTTATAAACATAAAGTTCGTTTGCGTCATTTAAGTTAAGAGAAAAACTAACAGTAATATCGTTAGTTGTTCCTGTTGGAACTCCTGATGCATAAGAACGAGTAGCAAATTTATATTTTTGCTCGATCGTTTCTGAACCTTTGTCTTGTGTTAAACCTGCTATTTTATTAACATGTTCGATTAAGATACTACCACCAGAAACAGTTGCAGGAGGTAAGATTGTAACCTCAAACAAGTTTTGATAAAATGGTTCATAGTACTTGGTAGCTGCTTTGCTATTTAAGAAATGCGGTAAACCTGCCATTGTATGATTTGTTTTTTTGTTGTATTTAATTATTTATCTTCAAATGATATAAAAAATGACCGACCGAAGCCGGTCATTTTAAAATATTAAATAAAGTTACCTGTTGCTATTGTTCCTGTTTTAAGAATCGTAGTTCTGTGAACTAATATTCCCATACCTCTTACTGGTTCAATGTAAGTATCAAGTATACCGATGTTATTATCGATAACCTCTACTGTGTTATTTGTTGAATCCATTATATTCTGGAAGTCATAAACACCTCCATCAGATAATACCTGAGATAGGAAGTTATCAGATAACGTTTTGATTTCAAGTCTGTTTTGAGCAGTATTGAACTCCCAACGATAATTCTTTAGGATAGCTTCGATTCCGTCTTGTATGTATATTAATAACTCTCTTACGTGAACTTGAGATAGTGCCGATTTAACTGTTTGTTGTGCTGTTTGGTTAGCATTAATAGTTAATCCGAAACCTCTTTTGTTTACGATTGCGTTATATCCAAATGGTTCAATGAAGTCAAGATCTTTTCTATCGAATGCGTATTCAACACCAACTAAACCTTGACCTGTTACGATACCTCTACGAGGACCTGCAACTATTGAGTAAGGTAGAGCTAAGTTATACTTATCGATAAATAAGTTTGATACTGAAGCCGCTGGAGGAACTGACATGTTAGATCCATTTTCTCTAATAATCAAGTTAGGACCATAGAATGCACCGTAGTTTGCACCATCAGCAATTCCTGGTAAATTGAATATATTAGAAGGGTTAAGAGCTAAGTTACCACCAGTTGGAACGTATTGAGTATTGAACGAAGATGTAGTATTAAATTTGAATAATGGGTTAATACTATTCTTAAATTGCTTAACCGATGGCATATTTAAAATTGCTAATGCCGATTGACGATTTTTTGCAAGTCTTGTTAATCTAATTTTCGATGCTGGCTCGATACCACCTTGGAATGAATCCACGATATATCTGAAAGTTATTACCTCTCTATCTGCTAATGCATCTGCAATGTTTGAATTGTACATAACATCTAAGATCTCATTTTCTCTTGCTGTATTACCGTTAGGTAGTTGTTCAGCTCTTAAAGTATAACCATCAAGTGTAGAGAATTTATAGTGAGTAATAAACTCAGTTACATCCTTATATCTTTC